TTCATGGCTAGTATACATAACGATATTCGTGCTGCTTTAGAGACAGAACTGTCTAACGTATCTGGACTACCTAGCATTGCATATGAGAATGTTTCTTTTGATCCGACAACAGGTACAAGCTATATCAAGTGCCAGTATGTCCCGACACTCCGTAGACCTGCTGTAAGAGGTTTAAACCCACAACAGAGATACCAAGGTGTATTTACTGTTCTTGTTTATACCCCAGAAGGTAACGGCCCAGCTACTGCTGATGATTTAGCTAACAAAGTTATAGAGGCTTTTGAGGCAACTACAGACATTAGCTTTACTAACTCGTCCGATGAGACAATCATAGTGTCCATAGATTATGCTGAGAGACAGCAAGGCTTTGTGGACAGTCCTTGGTACTATGTTCCGATTGATATCGGATGGTACATATATAATTAATTAGGAGAATAAAATGGCCTTTGCACAGGGTTCTCGTTCCAGCCTGTCATACATTGTCGAATCAACATTCGGCACGACACCTGCTGGTAACTTTACAAACTTGCCGTTTAATACACACTCACTTAACCTAACTCGTGATCGTGTTGCAGGTAATGAAATTCAAGCTGACCGTATGACACGAGTTGACCGTCATGGTAACACTCAAGTTGGCGGTGATATCGTTGTTGACCTACGTGATGGTGACTTTGACACCTTCTTAGAATCAGCTATGCTTAATACATGGGACACAAGCCCATCGTCAGCACCAGACGTACTTAAAGTTGGTACAACACCAAAGTTCTTCTCTATCGAAGACTATGCAGCAGACATCGACCAAGCTCGTTTGTTTACAGGTTGTACAGTTTCTTCAATGGCTATTTCAATGGCACCAAACCAGATGGTTACAACAACCTTTGGTATTGTTGGTTCTGATATGTCAATCTCAGCTACACAGAAGACACAAGATGCAGCTTCATCAGCACAACCTTTTGATGCTTACTCAGGTGACTTGGCTATCGGTAACGTAGGCTCTTCATCATCTGCTGCAATCATCACAGCTATTGACTTTACACTAGATAACAGCTTCTCACCAACTTTCGTTATTGGTAGCTCTTCTGCTCCATCACTAGAATATGGTATGGCGCAAGTTGAAGGTACATTCACTGCGTACTTTGAAGATGATGCACTAATCAATCGTTTCTTGAATGAAGTTGAAAGTGAGCTAGTCATTACAGTTAATGACCCATCAGCAGCTAACGAATATGAGTTTATGTTCCCACGTATTAAGGTGAACTCTGCTGATGTTGGTGTTGATGGCCCACTTAGCCGACTAATCACAATGTCCTTTGTTGGTCTATATGACAGCACAGAAGGTACAAACTTTAAGATCAGTCGCCCAGAGACTGCGTAATCCCTAGCTAGGGCGAGGGGTGCTGGTGTCGGGTCTGGCATCCCTCACAATTAACTACCCGATAACCCCGATAAAGAAGGAAACTCGACATGGACTTGAAAGATTTAACTCCAAGCAGTGACACTGTAGAAGTTACTATAGTACACCCCGCTACTCTAGAAACACTTACCAACGATGATAAGTCTCCTATGACTATCACACTACATGCACCACACTCTAAGGCTTACAAATCTGCTGTACATGAGCAGACAAATAAACGCCTTAAGAAAGCACAAGGTAAGAAGGGACTAGAGATTACAGCAGAGGAGCTAGAGGACGCTGGCTTGGAACTCTTGGCTAAAGCAACTAAAGATTGGAGCATCACATTTGGTGGTGAACAACCTAAGTTTAGTTCTACAAAAGCTAAGGCCATCTACTCAGAAGTATTTTGGCTACGTGAACAAATCGAAGAGGGTTTGAATGGCTCTCTGGATTTTATGAAGGTGTAGTATCAGACTTATGTGAGTGGGCAGAACATCAGTTTAAACTGAATAAGCCCACAGAGTCAGGTGCTACAGAACGTGAACATTTAGAAGAAGTAGAAAGGCAGACTGGACGTAAGATTGAAGCATTGGAACCCCCGACAGAATTTCCAGTTCTTATATCTCATGTCTGGTCTGCCTTTCTTACATTAAGCAACAGTAGGTCTGCTGGTTTCTCAGGCCCAAACCCGATAACATACGAACAAATTAAGGCGTGGAAAGAGTTGACAGAGACACCACTTGCATCTTGGGAAGTAGAAGCAATCAAGCGTCTAGATGTCGTATACTTAGGGGTAGCTAATGGCTGATGATATTAAGTTTAGTGTTGACTATAGTGACTTGTCTAGGTCGCTTGATATCCTCATTCAGATGGGGAAAGCGTCTAAGAACACTGCTACAGCTTTTGAACAATCTTTCCGTCAGATTAAACGCTGGCAAGATACGTTTAAAGGGCAACAGGGTAAGATTAACGCACAGCTTGAAACTACCCATCAAAAGTTAAACTTAGCTAATAAATCTGCCAAACAGTCTGCACAGGCTTTTATTGCTCACGAGCAAGCTATTGCAGATAACACTAATGCCTTAAACAGACTTCGCTCAAGTTATGATGCTAGTTATGCCACTGAACAGCGTACTTTACAGCTAAAGAAGTTATTACGACAAGAGATTGCTAATGGCAATATGACTGTGCGTGAAGCTGGTGCAGAGTTATTAAGGTATAGAAAAAATTTAATTGCGTTTAATCAAGTCCAGATGGCTGCTACTAAGTCTAGTAACCGTATGGGCGTGGTTACTCAACAGGCAGGTTATCAGGTATCTGACTTTATTGTACAGATACAATCTGGAACTAACCCTTTTGTAGCTTTCTCACAACAGGCTTCTCAGTTAGCTGGTGTTCTTCCCTTAATGGCAGACCAATTGAAGATGTCTGCTACGAGGCTCATTGCATTATCTTCTGGTTTAGGTATAGCAATCCCAGTAATAGGTATGGCTGGCGCAGCTTTACTGAACATGAGGGACAAAGCAAAAGAGGCAACAGATCAAGTCGATCTCCTCAACAAAATACATACTACACTAAAAGGCACTCTTGAAGATGTTCAAACACCTTTAGACGAACTTATAAAAAAGTATGGTAACTATGCAGACGCTATTCAGGCCACAAACGTAGCTAAATTAGAAGACCAGTTAGCTAAAGCTAAAGTAGCTCTTAAAAGTGCTAACAAAGAGTTGACTGATTTTGTTTCTGATACCTTAAGTTCAACAAAAAGACTAGGCACTTCAGTAACAGATTTAAATAAACTTGGACAAGCCTTTGGTGTAGCAGCAGGTGGGCCAAGGGGACAGAGGTACACTGCTGATCAGTTTGTTGGTTTAACAGATTTAAAGATGAGGTTAGATGACCTTTCTGAGGTTAAAGGGCCAGAAGAACAACTTAAAGCATTAGAAGCTGTTCGGGATGTATTAGTAAAACTAGGGGCTAACTTAGAAAACTTTCCTGAGCTAGATGTATCAAGTTTTTCTGATGTGACTACTGAGGTTATTAATCTAACCACTGAAATTGATAAAGCCCGTGGTGAACTTAACGGCATGTCTACAGACAGTCAAAACATGCTTGAGAGACTTAAGCGTGGTTCTGTATCAATAAAAGAACTTCTCCCACCAATACCCAAAGAGGTTTTAGATAGCATTTCAGATGCAAATGACCTGTATAATGATTTACAAGCTCTGACTTTTGATGCAATAAAATCTATTGAGGCAGTGTTTGATGAAATAGACAGAAGAAAATTTGAGTTTAATCTAGAATTAGACATACTAGCTGAGAATGCTATCTTTGATCTTGATGCAGCCCTTGCGGAAATGCGTAAAAGGGATTTTGAATTTGGTGTAAACCTCGACATACTAACACAAGAGGCTCTTGACGACTTAGATGATGCTCTTGAGGAGATGCGTCAAAAGGATTTGACAGTTGATATAGAACTAAGGTTGTTAACAGAACAAGCAATAGCTGACTTACAGGCTGTACTGGATCAACAGAAACAACAAGAGTTTTTACAAGGGCAAGACATCTTGTCTCTAGGGGAAACTGCAATAGCTGACTTAGCTAAAGCCTTAGCTGAAAGGGATAAGAAGGCAGCAGAAGAAGCAAAGAAAACTGCTGAAAAAGCTGCAAGAGACCCCCTAGTTGTGCTTCGTAAGCAAGTTAATTTAGAGCAAGAGCTTATTGGTAAGACAGAAGCTCGTCAACGCATCATTCAAGCTCTTGGTGTTGACTTTATGAGATACGGCTCAGAGAATATAGCTAGTATTGAAGCACAGATCAACAAGACCATTCAGCTTGAGGAAGCTGAGAAAAAACGTCAAGATGCTATTGAAGCTGCCAAACAACAACAAGAAGAATTGAAGAGTGCAATAGAAGACTCTATGGGTGATGCCTTCATGTCTATTATAGACGGTACTATGACTGTAAAAGAGGCATTCCGTCAGATGGCTGCTGATATTATACGTGAATTATACCGTGTTCTCGTCGTTAAACAGATGGTTTCAGCCGCAACAAGTTTCTTTGGTTTCGCTGACGGGGGTGTTATCAGTAAGGGTAATGTAGTACCTTATGCTAACGGTGGTATAGTAGGTGGCCCTACCCTATTCCCAATGGTTGGTGGTAAAACTGGTTTGATGGGTGAAGCTGGGCCAGAAGCTATTATGCCACTTAAGAGAGGCAAAGACGGTAAGCTAGGTGTGGGTGTCGATGGTAATCAACAACAGTCTGTCGTTATTAACCAGAGCTTTAACTTTGCAGCTAATGGTGATGATAGTGTTAAGCGTATTATTGCATCAGAGGCACCTAAGATTGCTAAAATGACAGAGGCACAAATCTTAGAGAACCGTAGACGTGGTGGTCAGTTCAGAAAGGCATTTGCATAATGGCTATTAGTTATCCTTTAGCGCAACCTACCACGATAGGGATTGAGCAGATTGAACTACGTGCAGTTAATGCTGTAGCTATCTCTAGCTCTCCCTTTACTTATAAACAACAGGTTGTTTCTCATGGTGGTCAACGATGGGAAGCCTCTGTTACTATTCCGTCAGTCCGTAGAGACCTTGCAGGAGCATGGAAAGCTATGCTTGTAGCACTCAAAGGACAGACTGGTACGTTCTACCTAGGAGACCCCGACTATGCCTCTCCTAGAGGGACTGTCAGTGCCTGTACACTTACTGGTAGTGCAGGAGATGAGTCAGTGGCAGTTACTATGACAGGTACACTACTCGCTGGTGATTATATACAATTAGGCTCGACATCAGATGGCACTGCTAAACTACACCAAGTGCTTACAGATAGAGATGGCTCAGGTTCTTTAGACATTTGGCCTAAGCTACGGAACACATATTCAGGAGCTACAGTGACCTTTAACAATCCTAAAGGTGTCTTTAGGCTTAGAGATAACGTGACCTCTTGGTCAATTAACAATGCGAGCTTCTACGGTATTTCCTTTGAAGCAGTAGAAGCTATTACGGGGTAAGATATGGCTGATAAAAAGATATCAGAGTTAACTAACATCACAGGGGCTAATTTGGCTGATGGGGATGAGCTTGTTGTCGTTGACACAAGTGCTTCTGAGACTAAAGCCATTACCTTCGGTGAGTTCAAGACTGCACTAGATACATCCACAGGTTTCGTCAGGATCACTGGCGACACAATGACAGGCGATCTGGATATTCAGGGTACTTTGACCAGCGATGGGCTGACTGTGGATGGGGATACTTTTGTACAAAGTTCATCAGGGGCTACTCTAACGCTCAAAAATACTAATACCACTGTAACAAGTGGTG